AGCAGCGCGCCCGCCAGCTCTCCCACCGGCTTCAGTAGCGGTGTCACCGCTGTCAGCCCTTGCACGAGGGCGTTCCCGAACTGGCGGATGATGGGCATCGCCGCCTCGAACAGCGGCATCAACGCGTCGCCTAGCGCGCCCGCCAGGTCCGCGAGGACCGGCCCGAGCTTCTGCGCAAGTTCCGTGACCACTGGGGCGAGCGCCTCCAGCAGCGGCAGCGCGGCTTGAATGACGGAGCCGAGAGTGCCCGCGAACAGCTTCGCGATCTCGTTGACCGCCCGGAAGATCGTGGAGAGGGACTCCTGCACCTCTGGCATGCCAGTGATGCGCCGCAGCTCCGCGAACACCTCGCCGAGCGTCCCGAGAGCGTCGCCGCCGCCCTCCCCGGCAGCCTTCATGATGTTGCCGAGCGTCCCGAAGATGTCCCCGAGCAGGTCACCGAACTGCTTCGCAACATCGACCGCGCCACTGATGGCCTCTTCGAGCTTCCCCGACGCAAGCCCGTCGCTGATCTTCTTCGAGATCCGGTCCGCCGCCCGGCCGGCCGCATCGGTGATCCGCTGGAAAGCCGGAGATGCGGCGATCGACAGTTGGGTGAGCCCGGTGAGGAACTGGCCCGGTATCCGGTTGAGGTTCCCGAAGCCCTTGTTCAGGCCGTCGAACATCTGCCGCAGCTGGCCCGTCTTCGACAACTCGATGACCGCGTCGGCGGCGTTCTTCGCCATCCGGTTGAGGTTGTCGGCCATGCCGACCAGCCCGCCCCGCAGAGGAGGAATCACCGCAGTCGTAAGGCGGGTGAACGTATCCCCCAGGCCGCGCAGCAGCGCGTCCTGCACATCAAGCTTCAGCCCCCGCCACGCGCCGGCTTGGGCGATGACCGCGTTGACGAACTCGCGGGCGTTCGGCGAGAGCCGTGCCATTGCCTCGCCGAGCTTGTCGACTGCCACGGCGCCGGAGGTCTGTGCTTCCGTCATGGCCCTTGCCGCGTCGGCGACTGCGGCGTGCGCGTCCGCGATGTCCCGTGCACCGTCGACGGCGGCCTTGCGTGCTGCTGCGCGGGCGTCCGCGACGTCCCGCTCTGCGGCGGCGATCTTCTGCAAGCCGTCCTGAGTGGTGCGGGCCTGCTCGAACTCGGCGTTCCGCAGGTCGCGGGTCTTGTCAGCGACGTCCCGGTTGGCTTCCGAGATGTCTTTCTTCGCCTCGGTGACCGTCTTGGAGCCTTCGACGCCGGCCTTGTTTGCCTGCTCGGTCTCTTCGGTCAGCCGGGTGGTTTCGATCTGCTGCTCTTTGAGGCGCTGCACCGCACGGTCGTAGGCGAGCTGGGCCTCTTCGAGTTCCTCGGCGGTCGCCTTCGAGCCCTTGGCTTTGACGGCGGCGAGTTCCTCTTCGGCGTCCTGGACGTCGAGGACGGCCTGCCGCTGGTCGAGTTGGGCGGAGGCGAGCCGGTTGTTGAGGTCTTCGAGGTCCTGCGCGGCCTCGCGGCGGGCGTCGTTGAGATCCTGCTGCGCCTGCCGTGCTTCTTTCTGCGCGTCGGCGAGGTCCCGTTCGGCCTGGGCGACCTGCTGGGCGGCGCGCCGGTTGGCGTCGGCGACGTCCTGGACGGTCGCCTTGAGGTTGCGTTGGGCGTCCTCGATCCGGCGGGCGGCCTGCACGCGGGCTTCGGCGGCACGCTGTTCGGCGTCCTTCACGCCCTGCTGGGCCTTGGCGAGAGCACGCTGCGCGGACTCCACACGCTTCACTGAGCTTGCCGCGGCGTTGGCGCTGCTGGTGGCGGGGGCGAACGCCGCCTTGAAGGCGTCCCCCAGACCGCTCGTGCCGACCTTGACCGCGGCGAACGCGGACGCCAGCGACAGAATCGCCGGGGCCGCAACCGCGGCAGCAGGCCCCATCGCGACGATGGCCTGCCCCAGCGACGCAACTGTCGGCAGCGCACTGATCGCGGCGCCGGCGAGCATCGCGATCCGGGAGGACAGCATGCCGACGCCACCGGCTGCGCCGCCCGCTGATCCGCCGAGGCCGGTGAGTCCGGCGAGGGATCCGAGCATGCGGGCGCGGACGTTGACGGTCCGGTCGCGGGTGAGGAACCGCAGGCTGGTGGCGGCGTCGGAGGTGTCGGCGCGGGCCTGGACGGTCATGGTGCGGCGCCGGGTGAGGTTCGCGATGTCGTCGGCCGCGACCCTCGTGTCGACGTCGACGCCGATGCGGACCCGGCGGCGCTGGGTGAGGTTGCGGATCTCGTCTGCGGCGACGCGGGTGTCGGCTGTGGCGAGGATCCGGACGGTTCGGTCGGCGGTCAGCCGGTCGAGCTGGGACTTGACCCGGTTGAAGGCGGCGTCCGACATTTTCGGACTGACGGTGACTTCGGCGTCCTTCAGCTTGAGCCGGTCGAGGGCGGTGCTGTCGACCTTCAGCTTGACGTTCAGGAGCCGGTCCCGGACCAGCCGGTCGATTTTCGCGACGGCGGCACGGTCGTCAACGTCGATGCCGACCTTGACCTTGTTCTTCGACTGCCGCAGCCGCTGCATGGCGCGGTCGTAGCCCGACTCGTCGGCCGTGACCTCGACATAGCCCTCGGCGATGCGGAACGCGCCGGCCATGCGCTACCCTCCCTGCCCCATGCTGACCAGGCCGGGGAATTTCGCCCGGAACTGGGTCAAGCTCAGCTCTGTGCTGCTGCTGTCGTCCCGCGTGGTGGCGGGGGTGCTGCTGGTGCGGGTTGGGGTGGTGCTCGTGGGCTGTCGCTCTGCTTCGGCGCGGGCCGCCAGGACTCCGGAGTAGGCGGTCAGCCGGTGAGCGAGGGCGAAGTACCGTCGTGCGTCGATGTCTCGCTGTTCGAGGTCGATGCCGTAAATGGCGAGGAAGTCGGCGTCCAGGTCGTCGAGATAGTCGAGAACCCATTCGGTCTGAGCGGTGCGTTCACCGACCGTTTCCGCCCAAGGGGTGTCAAGGAGCCAGTCGGTGAGGCGCCTCAGCCACTCTGGGCTTTTCCCTCCTTCTCCTTCTCCTGCTGGCCGAGCGCGAGGTCGACGATGAGCTGAACGATTCGGTCCAGCTGGTCGTCTTCCAGCGCCTTGGACTGCTCCAGCGCCATGTATGCGTCCTCGCCGAGAACGCGGATCAGCAGCGGGGGTGTGGCGAGTTCGTGGCCGAGTTCGCCTGCCTGCCGCAGGTACTGGAGTGCCACGCCGCGGGGGACGTGGCGGGGGATCGTGTACTCGTCGTCGCCGATGTAGAACAGCGGGACTCGGTCGTCGACGACTTCGTCGTTGGCGGGGATCCGGATCGGTTCGAATCCGGCGAGCGGGTCGCTTCCAGCCGTGGGCTTGGTCGCGGCCCGCTTCCGGGCAGCTGCGGTCGTCTGGCGGGTACGGGTGGTGGATGCCATGGGTGGTGCTCCTCGGGTGGGCAGGGACAGGGTGCGGGCTAGCTGACCTGGTCGGTGATGTGGAACGGCGCGATCACGCTCGACACGTAGTGGCCGGCGAACTTGACCGGGATCAAGGTCTGCTTGTCCTTGGTGTAGGCCAGCTCGGACGACTCGGTGTTGAGCATGCGGCGGCCGATGATCCGTCGCCGGAGCTGTTCGGGGGCGTAGCCGTCGAGGATGACGGCAAAGTAGTTCGGCTGCGTTGCGGAGCTGGTGACGTTGGGTTCAAAGGACTCGTAGCCCGAACCCGAAGCGCTGGTGCCGCCGTTGAGGCTGATGGACAGGTTCGTCAGCGTCGCCTCCGCGAGGGAGGTTTCGATCATGAAGTCCTGCTTCGTCAGCCGGGACCCGACGCGGAGGGTGATCTGGTCGACCTCCAGCTCGCTGTAGGTCTGGTCGACGGTCAGCTTCACGCCGTCCTGCGTGCCGCCCATGTCCGTCCACGACGATGCGGGCGGCGCCGCGTTCACGGCGGTGTCGGCGGGCTCAGTCGCCCCGTAGCTGCCCTTGTAGAGGGTGCCGGGGCCCTGGATCAGATTCTCGGTCGATACGGCCATGGGTCAGCTCTCCTTGCTGCGCGGCGTCCCCGAAACGGCGACGGGCTTCTTGACGGTCGGCGCCGGTTCGGCGTCCGTTCGGGGCTCCTCAGCGGGGGGTGCCTCTTCGACGAGGAGGCCCTGCCGTTTCAGGTCGAGGTACTCGATGTCGTCGACCTCGACCGTCAGGTCGGGTCGCATGGTCGTACGGACGGTGGGCATTACGGGTAGTCCTCTCGCCGGAGTGGAAAGCGGTGGTGGGAGAACTGCGGCAAGAACGGCAGTTCGATCGTCTGCTCGGGCGGGATACTCCGCGGGCAGTCGACGATGCGGATGTCGCCGGTGAGGAGGAACTCCAGTTCGCCCCGGCTGTTGTGGACGATGACCCGGCCGTTCCAGGTGAGGAGGTCTCCGCCGAGGTGGGCGTCTTGGATGGCGTAGCGGCTCATGCGGGTATCTCCGTCCAGGCGATGACGAGGCCGGGGATGCTGTAGCGGGCGTAGGAGGAGGCGTCGTCGTGGATGCGGCGGTGCTCGCCCGTCGTGTACGCCGACAACACCTGCGCCTGGGGGTAGCCCGATGGCAGGGTGAGGCGTTGCGGGATGGCGGGGTGGTCGTAGCAGGCTGCCTGGATTGCTTCCGCGAGGGCAGCTGCCTTGTTCCATGGCGGCTTCTGCGAGTCAGGGTTGACGGCCCAGCAGTCCACGCCGATCGCGGGCTCCCGCAGCGGCACATACAGATTGGGGGTGCCGCCTGCAACGACGAGCGTGCAGAACCCGGACGCGGACCAGGTGCTGTTGTCCTTCGGGAGGGTGGTTGCCACACGGTCGCCGACCACGGTCTTCAGCCACGCGGTGGCGACGAGTTCGGGCGTGGCCCGCAGTCGGAGGCTCATGCCGTCCTCCGCTGGAACAAAGCGGGCCGCAGGTACGGGTTCGGCGCGGTACCAGGGTGGTTGACGCGCGCCACGGGATGGTCCGCGCCCGGCCAGTACAGAGCCTTCTTGTTCCGCGGCGTGATCACATGCGCGGCAGTACCGAGCTCCACGTCGGTGGCGTAGTTGCAGTCGAGCGATCCGACCCGCAGCACCTTGTCGTGGCACTCGGCACGGAGAGAGTCACGCAGGCGGCCAGACGCCTTGGGCACGTAATCGCGGGCGTCACCGAGGATGGCGTCGCCGATGGTGTCTTCGAGCCATGTGTTGATGGCTGCATCGACGTGCGCGCGTGCGGAAGGGTCGATCCGCACACCGGATCGCGCCATGGCCGCCTCCTCTCCGAAGCCGGTCTCGTACTCGGCCGCCCGGTCTCCCCGGGCATGTGGCCCTGTTCGGTTGTCAGGTCGTGCGCCGTAGATCCAGTCGCAGATCCACAGCCATCGCCGGGTTCGCCATCGACGACGGCGCCTCCACGATGTAGACGGCCCCGGTTCGTTCGTCCCGGACACGGTCCTGATCGCGGATGTCCGTCCCAGCAGGAACCCGCGCCACGGCGTACCGCACGATGCGCGGCGTCGGGTTCTCACGAGTGGTCACCCGGCGGGACTGCTCCACAAGGGACGCGATCACCCCGGTAGCGACCGGCGTGTCGGTGTCCTGTTCGTCGCCGTACACGTCAGTCGTGGTGCCGCGCAGCACGGTCAGGGTGGTCGTGGCGATGGCCTGCATCAGCCACCCCCCTGGTACGGCGCCCACACCAGCGAGTCATCCGCACTGTCCGAGAGGACGTTCCCGACGGGGCCCGCCCCCTCCACAGCCGACCGGATATGCACCGTCCGCGACCGCATCCACGACACCCGCCTGAGTGCGCGGGCCGCCATCGGAGCGAGGACCAGGCCGTCACCCTGCAGCGTGGTCGAGACCTGATCCTGCTGGATCTGCGTGGCATCCAGCCGCGTCTCCAACCCGAACTGGCCCGCGATCCACGCTGCCTGACGGGCGACGGCCCGGCCCAGCCAGTAGAGATCCCGCGTCCGGAGTCGCGCCGTGTCGGCGTACACCCGGTTCGTGAAGATCTCGATGTCGTCCTGCGCCTGGGCAAGCTGCGCATCGGTCACGGACACACCCGTGGTGTTCAGGACCTGCTGCGCGGTAGCCCAGGCGTCGACCATGACCTACGCCTCCGGCTTGCTGCTGCTGGTGTCGCCGCCAGCAGCCTCGATGACGTCACGCGGGGTGGTGGTGTCCTCCGGGTGGTGGTCCACCGACGCGGGGACGGTGTCCACGGAGTACGTGAGCGTCAGCGACACGCCGTCGGGGTGGTTCTCGGAGCCGTCGAAGCTGATGTCGCCGCGCGGGTGGAGGCCGCGTTGGATCGCCTCGTTCGCGACACCCGCCCGGTTGGCCTCGTGCTGGTACTCCTCGCCCGTCCAGTCACGGCCGAGGACGACGAACTCCTTGACGAAGCGGGTGCCCTCGCTGCCGTCGGCGGACCGCTTGTCGACCTCGACCTCGGGCGCGCCAGCCTTCGCAGGGAACTGCTCCTGCTCAAGCCGCTCACGGTTCTCGCTCGCGTCCTTCGCCTGCGCCTGTTCGGTGCTGGCCTTGTCTGCGGGCTTGCTGCTGGTGGTCTTCCTCGCTGCCACGGCTCACCTCCCTACCTGGTACCACACCGCCCGGAGCCGTCGGGCGGTGTGGCGTACGGGGGTGGTTAGCCGACGAGGATGGACGCGCCGGCGGGGTGGCCGTAGGCGAAGCCGCGGCGGGCGCGCATCTTGAGGATGGACTCGTCGGTGAGCGCGGACAGTCCGTCGCGGCCGTCGATGAACACGGACTCCGGGCCGGAGCGGACACCGAGGAGGAGGAGCTCCGGGTTGACGAACGCCATGATCGGCCGGCCGGTCGGCGCCGAGGTGGCGGTCGCGGACAGCTTCGCGCCGAGGGACCAGCGGACCGGGACACTGAAGATGGTGTCGGGGGTGCCGGACAGGCCCTCCATGAAGATGGGCCGGTTCTGGTCGTCGAGGACTCCGCGGAGGCTCTTGCGGAACGCGGGGTGGGCGATGGCGACCATGTTGCCGGGGTCGAAGTAGTCGCCGGCTTCGACGTCGCCGATGGCGGTGGAGAACTCGGCGTAGGTGGGGGCGCCTGCGCTGGAGGCGGTGGTGATGTTGTCGCCGCCGGTGTAGCTGAGGTTGGAGTCGGTGGTGTTCAGCAGCTGGTACAGCGACGTGAAGGGGATCGTGGTGCCGTTCTCGGCGGCGGACACCGCGAGGGACGCGTTGTCGATCATCTTCGCGTAGGACTTGCCCCAGCCCAGCATCTTCGCGTTGATGATGTTGGCGACGGAGTCGTCGATGTCCTCTTCCGCGATGCGGACGGCCTTGCCGAACTTGCGGGCCGTCAGGAGGACTTCGTCGTTGAGGCTGACGTCCTCGCCGTACGTGCCGCCCTTCGCCACGACGTCCACGCCCATACCTGCGGTGCGGGGGACGTGCTTGGTGTCGGAGCCCATGGGGATGCGGGAGGCGAGCGCCTCGACCGCGGACAGCTGGTTGACGGTCTGGATGACTCGGCTGGTCTCCCACTCTTCGGGGATCCACGCTTCGAGCGTATTGCGCGCCATTGAGGCCCTCCTGCGGGCGGCGTGATGGGGAACGAGTTGTGGGCTCGGGCCCCATCACGGGCGCCTTCGCAAGCAAGGGCGGTGAGGTACTCCGATCACCGGAGTAATTCACCTGGTGATGAATATACCTGCGGTCGTCAAGCCCTGCCGAGAATCCGCGCAGCGTGGATCTCCGCCGTCGACTTCGGCTTCTCCACCGCAGGCGGGCGCGGTGCGCCGGTCGGGCGCGCCTTCGGCTTC